GTGAGAATGTTGGAACTGCCTGGTTGGTTGTACTGAAATTATCATTCTTTGTATAAACAAGACCCAATTCATCTCCATCAAACACTGAGAATTGCCAGAGATAACAGGCACCAGTAAGTCTAAAAATAGCAGAATTTGGTGTACTATCTGTTGGGTTTGGAATATACTTGGGGCGAATCTTGGTCTTTCTTAAGTCAAGACCAACGATTGATACACCTCTGGGAACAATAACACCACCATTAATACTGTTGAATCTATGAAGATGATTGCCAGATTGTGTTAAATCAAAGTTAGATTCTAATGAGAGATAGAAATCTGCCGGAACAACTTCTGAGGCAGTCGCATCAGAACGAATAACTTTTGCTGTTCCGCCATCATTAAATACTGTCCATCCTGGTCTGTTGTCAACAACGTGCTCACCAGGCATCAGGAGAATGGTGGTCTTCTCCGTCTCGTCGTTACTATTTCCTTTAATATATGAGAATCTTGCCGCCTCAATCAGTGCTCTCTGAATAGTCTTAAATGGACGGGCAAGAGAATTACCAGTGTTAAGAATACTATCAGTTGAGTCTAGATCTGCTGGACTTACATAGAGAATTCGACCCTCAGTGTTCTTGATAAAGTTTTCTAACTTATTCAGGGGCATTGTATTATGACTTCTAGGATATTTCTATGTTTTATTTATCAGCCCATCAAATCCTCCTCATCATATTGAAACTCAAATTCTTCCTGTGGCATATCCTCTGGATTTTCTAAATCCATAAGAAACAGACAAGGATGAGCCTCTTCATCTATAAGATAGAAAGAACTTCTGTATAAGTCTTCTGGTTCGAATGCCGTTTCTTTATTTGCAAGTTCTACTAATTCTTTGTCTTCTAAATGTCCATCAGGTAGTTCATCAAATGTGAACGGAACCTGATTGATAAAATACATCTTTACTATCATACTGCCATTATCATACCAGCAGTATGCAGTATCTATCCTATAAGACATAACCTACGGGTTTTGTCTTATTTATTTTACCCCAAAACTAGTTCAGCGAGGTCATTATGTAGCAATCTATGACAGACAGCACATAGAGGAACACACTTATCAATCTCCTCTTGCAACTTTTTGTAAGAACCAATTTTTACAAAACCACCTACACCCATTTCTTTTTCTGATGGATCAATATGATGTAAATCCATAGCACAAGGATCATACTTTATCTTACAAATAGCACAGGGTTTATCTTTCGCATCCCTAACCATTTGCTTTCTTTTTTGATAAGAAGTTTGTGCTGATTTGGGAAGTCTATTCCTAGCGTGCCATTCTTTCTGGTATTGTCTTTGTTTTTCTCTGTCTTTGTATCCCATAAAGTTCAAGTCTCTATGAGATATTTAGAACTTTTTATATGTCACCTGCGGGACTTGAACCCGCAAGGGCGTAACGCCCGACGCATTTTAAGTGCGTTTCGTATACCAATTCCGACAAGGTGACTTAGGTGCTGGTTGTGGGGATCGAACCCACCTTAGGCGAATTATGAGTTCGCTGCTTTCACCAGAGAGCTAAACCAGCAAATACTCGTGGATGGATTCGAACCATCTCAAAGCCGCTAATCTGGCGGAAAAGGTTTATAAAACCTCTCTGACTACCAAGTCTCACGAGCGCAGATGATTTACTGAGCTTCGTTGTTGTCTTCAGTGTGTATTCGATAAAAATCATCATTTGCTGGTATCATAACAGCGGCAGTGCCATCTTCTTTTACGATACCTATGTGCTCTCCGTTTTCTACCCTCTCAAGGAGGGAATCGAAGTTTTCTTCCCACTCTTTCAAAGTAAAAATTTCCATAGTTGGTTTATTTATCAGTATTCTTCGCCTTGAATTGCGAGGTCGGCATACTCGATTTGATCCTCATCAAGGTTAGCAGTCACAACTTCAAGAACATTCATGAACTCTTGAACCGTGTCGCACTGAACCATCTTTTCATTGCCCTCATCACTCAGCAGAAGGAAGGAGCGAGTGCAGACATCAATAACAATACCGAGAACAGATTCTTGTGCGGTGCCCATGGGGTGTTCCGTTGATTACCTTAGTATTATAGGGCATCTGAGCGGGGGTGTCAACTGTGCCAGTCAGAAAACTGGTTACAGACCTAAAAGACCTCTAAGTTCTTCGACCGTCAATCCAGCATTTTCTAATTTTTGTTCTGGAGTTAGAACCACAGGCACAATATCGTTAATAACCCAACCATCATCCCAGGTTAAATATTGATTTTCCCCAACTTCTGGTGGCACTTCTCTCGTACAACCTTGTGGTGCTTCTAATGGATTATCATTGAAGACTACATCCGATCCTTCTTCAGCAGTGTAATAAATTCCTCTCTTATCTTCAATAACACTCCAAAAAGTACCGTCAAATATCTGTATCTGACCATTCTCACATTCTGGTGGTGCTATTCTAGTTGCATTTGCGGGAATTAAATACTTACCCGGTTCTAGTGGTGATGGATCTGCATCATCCTGACCCACAAAATGATTATACTCTGGATGGTAGTGATATATTATCATGATTTTTATTAATATTTAATACAGGCAAGAAGTGCTACGTTACGTGGACGAGTTTCCTCTGAAGTATTTACTATACGAGCAGCATTAAAAGAAAGACCATACGCATTGTTTCCACCACCATCAGTTCTTTCTGATCCACTAGAGTTCCAAACACCAAATGCATTAGGAGTTCCTGATGTTGCGAGATTGAAATTAAATCTAATTGCCTTACCAGTAATATTTTCAATTGACCAACTTTGAGAAGAACCTAAAGTTCTTGTGGAGGAGCTTTCAGTAACAGCAACGCTAGAAGCACTACTATCTGCAGTATATGTTTTGTTTAAGTCAGCACCACGACCATCGTCCCAACCACGAACAAACTCACCACGAAGATCAGGAACTCTAAAGTGAGAGGTTCCTGCACCTCCACTTCCATTAGTCTCGCCATATGTTGTTCCTATACTACTAAACAAAGTAGCATATGCTGTTTTACTTAATTCTGCACCATTTGCTTTAACATATCCTGTTGGAGCAGAACTAGATGCAAAATAAAATACGGAACCAGCAGGCACCGCACTGGATATAGTTTCTGATAAAGAACTTCCATCTACATCTAAGTTACTTCCATCACCATAATATGTGACGATGCCAGAAGATGCCGTTACAATACCAGAAGAAATTTTAACATTTCCGAGAGTACTATTTCCTGTGACTGTTAGGATTCCTAGAGTACCCTTTTCAGTAACTTCTAAGTTTTTTACTGAAAGATTATCATAATTAAATTCACCACCAATCGTAACATCACTATAAAAGGTGACATCATTATTAAAATAAGTAGGATTTCCAAAAACGTTTATATCTGCCATAATTCTAGAAGAGAGCGTCTACTGCGGCACCAACAATTGGTATATTTCCAATTCCAGTCACGGCACCAACGGTTTTAAGAACATCAAGACCAATAAATGAATCTGCCGTTACTCTTTGTACAAAACTACCGACAGTTGATTCTACAAGATTACCAGCAAGTCCATTAACATCAACAGATTGACCATCCAGTTTTACGGCACCATTCTTTGCCTTCAAACTGATATTTCTACCTGCCAAAAGGTCAATGTCATCATCAGCCTGAATCATGATATTGGCACCTTTGATTCTGATATTACCATTTTCCATACAGGTAAGAGTAATATCACCATTCTTTGCCGCAATTTGAATATCAACCTCTCCAGGAGAATTTTTTCCTCCAGCACAAATCTCTATGGATCTGTCATTAAGAACGGAATACATTCCACTTTCAGAATATAAAGACAAATTAACGTCCTTATTATCTGTAAATCCATACCATTGATAAACGGCAGGACCATCACCGTTCATTTGTGGATTATTAATATCTAATCCGTACTTGTACCCCCACTTGGTATAGTCTCTACGCTCCCAATTTTGATTCGGTCTTTCTGCCATCTTATGTTACACAATCTATTACGCTTACAACTTCTCCTTGTGGAGTAAATGGTCCCATCAGAGGTCTTATAAGT